GGGGACCGCGGGGCGGCGCGCGTCGGGGCTGGAGCCGGCCGCCGCCGCGCGGTGCTGCTCTACCGGGGTCCCGGCCGGGGACGGCCTCGGATACGACGACACCCTGATCTGGGTCAGCCCGGACGGCGCGGCGCGGCACTTCCTCGGTCGCCTTCGCGCGGTGGCCGACGAGCCGCAACCGCTCCTGGACAGCCCCAGCACGCCACCACCACAGCGAACTGAACGGGGAAGCTGAGGAGCACACATCGACGGAAAGCGGTCGGCATACGCAAGGGTAAAATAGTTGGCACACTGCGAAAGTGCGATTGTTATAGTAATTGCGCTTCACAACCCAATCTCATATTTTCCCAGCCCATTGGGGACCCTTAAAAATATTCACAGAAAACCAGCACCCCACCAGTACGTAATTACCGTAACAATCTCAATAATGGAAGACAGAAGAAGTATAGAGAATCGGTATCTAGGTCAGGAAGAGTAGGAGGATTGGTTATTGGTGGAATAAGCTTTTGTGTTAAAGGTTTTGGGATGGACACAGCACAGGTTTTCGACTTGTGTCTTGCGTAGATTGAAGAATAAATTATTAAGTGCTTTACAAACAGGGGTTTACGGGTTATAATGTAGGAACCGAAACTGTGGGTTGGAACAACAATCTGCCTTTCTGATTTCTACATCACGCACATTACCTTAGACACCACGTGGAATCCCAGGCTCTTCCTCGAGCCGTTAAGCTCTAGGAGGCTTGGTCGTGCGGTCGAATCACGACACGCACCCGCTCGACGGCCGAGACGCGGCGGACGTTCCCGACGGGGAGGAGTGGTCGTCGCCGGCCGGGGCCACGAGGTGCACGGGGTTCGTGAGCAACGGCGGGAGGCGCGGCGCGCGCTGCCTGAAGTTCGCCGTCTCCGGGTACAAGCGCTGCAGGAGCCACGGCGCGCCGAGGTTCAAGATGGCCAGATCGCGATACGAGTTCGGCAACAAGGCGCTGAACGAGAAGCTCGAGGAGATGCGCGACGACGAGGACTACCTCTCGACGCGCGACGAGCTGGCGCTCGCCAGGACGATGCTGCTGGCCGCGACGAGGAAGATCAACGGCGTGGACCTGGACAAGGTGCCGCTGGAGATGATAACGCTCATCGAGGGGTGGACGGCCGACGTCACCAGGATGGTGGAGGTGACGAACAAGATCGAGCGCGGGCTGAGGCTGCACATCAGCGTGGACAGCCTGAACCAGGTCGTCGCGCAGATCGCCAACGTCATCATGGAAGAGGTCGAGGATGAGCAGAGGGCTGAGCGCATCATCGAGAAGCTCCAAGGCATATACGTCCCAACTGTTGGTCAAGGCCCTGAAGTCGAAGCTGAGGAACCGCAGGAGGAGGAAGGCTAGGGGCGGCGACATCCTCTCGTGGCAGAAGTACTACCTGCCCCACCACTTCGAGAAGCCGTACTCCGCGCTCCACAGGCACATCGGCCGGAAGATGGAGGCGATGGCCGCCGACCGCGGGCAGAAGGAGGGGGTGACCGCCCCGAGGGCGAACGCCAAGACGACGTGCGCGACGCTCGGCTACCCGCTCTACGCGACGTGCGAGGGGCTGGAGCGGTACGGGATACTCATCAGCGACACCGTGTCGCAGAGCAAGAAGTTCCTCGCGGCGATCAAGCACGAGCTCACGACGAACCGGCGGATAAGGCAGGACTACCCCGAGGCGTTCGGCGCCGGGCCGACGTGGAACCAGGACGAGGTCCTCACGAGGAACGGCGTCAAGTGGGACGCGGGCGCGGTCCGCAAGAGCATACGGGGCACCAAGGAGATCGAGAGCAGGCCGACGATCGTCATCAGCGACGACCTGGACGACAACGACTGCAAGTACTCGCCGACCAAGAGGGACAAGAACTGGGCGTGGACCCAGGACACGCTGTTCCCGCTCGGGACCGAGGGGGTGACGAACTTCTGGTTCAACGGCACCGCGATACACCCGGACTGCGTGGTGGCGAGACTGCCGAAGCAGGCCGGCGTCGCGTGCCCGACGTTCAGCTCGATCGTCACCTGGCCGGAGCGCGCGGAGCTGTGGGCGGAGTGGGAGAGGATCTACCTGGACCCGGCCGAGTTCGACGTGGAGAAGCGCCGGGCCGAGGCCGTGGAGTTCTTCCGGTCGAACCGCGTGGAGATGGAGCGCGGGGCCGAGGTGCTATGGCCGGAGGCGGAGAGCCTGTACGCCCTGATGCGCCAGAGGGCGACGATGGGCCACAGGGCCTTCGAGTCGGAGAAGCAGGGGAACGCGGTCGACCCGTCGATGTGCGACTGGGGCGTCGACCCGTTCCAGGGCGACGTGTGGTTCGACAACTGGCCGGCCGAGACGCTCTGCCGGGTGATGGCCCTCGACCCGTCGAAGGGGGAGCGCGACCGGCCGAACGACTGGCAGGCCACGACGATGCTCGCGGTCGGGGCGGACGGCCTGCTCTACCTGGACTACCGCATGGCCAGGGCGCCGATGCGGGACATGGTCGAGACGTACGTCGACGACATCGCGCTGTTCCGGCCGGACGTGGCGGTGGTCGAGGACGCGGTGTTCCAGGAGCTGATCCTCCCGATGGCGGAGGACGTCGCGGCGGACCGCGGCCTGCTCGCGCCGCTCGAGGGCATCAGCCACGGGGGCGTGAGGAAGATCATCAGGGTGAGGCGCCTGTCGCCCTGGATCACGACGGGCAGGATGCGGTTCAGGCGGCGGAGCCAGGGCTGCGCGGAGGTGATCGAGCAGCTGAGCCAGCACCCGAACGCGTCGTACGACGACGGGCCGGACAGCACGGAGATGGCGGTGCGCAGGGCGATGGAGCTGCTCGGCGCCGAGTACGGCGATCAGGTGAGCGACCCATTCTAGGGCAGGGCGATGGCCGAGAGCAACGGCACGACGGACGGCGGGCAGGCGACCTTCGGCGGCAGGAGGGCGAACGTCGAGACGGCGCACGGCATGAGGGAGGCCAGGTCCGGCGACGGCAGGAGGGCCGACAAGCTGGTCGACGCCCGGCACCCCGAGTGGACCGCGGCGCACGGGGACTGGGAGAAGTGGCGCCTGACCTACGAGGGCGGCCGCGAGTACATGGACGCGTTCCTCATCGAGTACTCGCGCCGCGAGCGCGTCGAGGACTTCGAGGTGCGCAAGGAGCTGAGCTACAACCCGAACTTCGCCGGCTCGAACATCGACATCGTCCGCAACGCGATCATGGTCAAGATGCCCGACGTCGTGCGGAGCGGGAGCGCCGAGTACGAGGAGATCGTCCAGAGGGACGTGGACATGAGCCGCTCGTCCATGGGGACGTTCATCGGCCTGGAGGTCGTCGCGCTGCTGCTCAGCCAGGGCCGCAGGTACATGGGGGTGGACGCCCCGATCGCGCAGTCCGCGGCGCCAGGCAGGCCGGTCACGAAGGCAGAGGAGAGGGACAGGGGTCCGTACGTCTGGGCGATCGACGCCGAGGACGTGCTGAGCTGGGCGCTGGACGACGAGGGCCGGTTCGTCAGCGTCCTGATTCGCGAGACGGTCGACGTCTTCGACCCGGAGATCGGGATGGCGACGGGCACGCGCCAGCAGTTCCGCGTCATGTGGATGGTGGACGAGGAGTTCGAGCGCGAGGTCGCCCTGGCCGACGGCGAGGTCGAGACGCTCAGGGGGCCGGGCGTGCTGGTCCGCGTGCTGAACCAGGACGACGAGGACGTGGTCCAGCCGCAGGTCCTGCCGCTGAGCCGCATCCCCATCGTCCGCTTCGAGCTGGTCGACAGCCTGATGAAGGACATGGCCGAGATGCAGCAGGCCATCCTCAACCTGGCCTCGACGGACATGAGCTTCCTGTTCCGCGGGAACTTCCCGATCTACACGGAGCAGTTCGACCACACGAAGTCCGCGCTGAAGCCGCGGGGTTCGAAGCGGCAGGTGCAGAGCAACGACGAGATCGTCAGCGAGCGCGACAGGCTGATCGACGAGGACGACCGCAAGAACGTCCGCGAGGCCGGCGCCGGCAGCAGAGGCGTCGGCTACGGCAAGGACCTCGAGCGCCCCGGCTTCATCGCGCCGACGACGGAGAACCTCAAGGGCTCGATGGACAAGCAGGACAAGCTCGCGCAGGACATGCGGGCGCTCCTCGACCTGGGCATGGTGAGCATCAGCGTCAGGGCAGCGGAGCAGAGCGGGAAGAGCAAGGAGGCGGACCGCGTCGGCGTCGAGGCCTTCCTCGCCTACCTGTGCTCTGTGCTCGAGGCCGGCGAGGAGAACGCCGCGGTAATCTTCCACGAGTTCCTCGGCCAGCCGAACCAGGCGAGCCAGGTGAAGTACCCGCAGGGCCACACGCTGAAGACGCGCGGGGAGCGGAGGGCGGAGGCCAAGGAGCTGCGCGACCTGTCCACCGCGGTCCGGTCGCCGACCTACCAGAAGGCGCTGCACAAGCGGCTGGTCGACGTGCTGCTCAGGTCCGAGTTGGACCCGACGCAGCTCGCGGCGATCGAGAACGAGATCGAGGACAGCGTGTACTTCGACGACGACAAGGAGCGGTCGGAGCTGATCCAGAAGGATGTGGCCGCGAAGATCCTGTCGAAGGCGACAGCAGCGAAGCTCAGGGGGTACGACGACATCGAGTCGACTAGGGCTTCTTTGGAGATGGAGCTCGAGATCGAGGCCATGGCCGGAGGAGTAGGGGACACTGAGGTGCCCGACGACCTGGACGTTCCCCCGGACGACGACGACAGCACGGGAGGAGACGGCGATGGCTAAGACCCAACGCGACCTGGACTTCGAGGCGGAGATGGACGCGAGCACGCTCGGCGAGGCGGCGACGATCCGCGCCGATCGTGGCCGCCTCGCCGAGCGAAGAAGGCCGCGGGCAAGCTGGCCAAGGATGCAGACGCGAGGGCCAAGGGTCTGAAGAAGGTCGCCAAGACGAAGCCGGAGAGCAGGGTCGCGAAGAAGGCGCCGGTCCGCAAGGCGGCGAGGAGAGCGGGCGGACGGCGCGGGAGGTAGCGAGTGGCCAAGCGGACGACCAACAGGTTCGTCGACGAGGTCCTCACACGCCGCGAGTCGTTCCAGGAGATCAGCGAGCGGACCGCGGCGAGCATGAGGCGAGAGCTGCTCCGGATCCGTAGGGAGAGCACCAGGATCCTGAGACGGAACCTCGGACCGTTCGTCGACCCCGAGGGGAACCTCACGTCGACCGGCGCCGCAAGGCTCGCCGCCCAGAGGACCGTCGACGACGTGAACGACGTGCTGCGCCGTGGACTGACCGGCGCCGAGTCGAAGCTCGGGGACGCGAGGCTCAGGGGTTTCAGGAGAGCCGCGGCCGACGCGGAGTTCAGCATCGACGCCGGGGCTGGGCAGAAGCTGACCCTCGGCTCGTCGACGTCGCAGATCTTCGAGGAGGCGGCGAGGCAGGCCGCGAGCAGGCCGGTGCTCGGCATTCCGGCGAACAGGCAGCTGCGCGGCGTGCTCAGGGCGACCGCCCAGAAGAACAGGGAGATCATCACCGGCGCGGTCCTCAACGGTGAGGCGATCGGCGACACGGCAGAGAAGCTGAAGCAGGCCGGGGATCTGAACAACGCGGCCGCCGTCCGGATCGCGCGGAACAACATGAACGCGGTGGCGAACGACGCGCACCGCGCGGTGTACGAGGCGAACAGCGACATCTTCTCGGGGTACAAGTGGGACGCGACGTTCGACAATCGGACGACGGCTATCTGCGCGAGGCTGCACGGAACGATCTGGCCACTCGGCTCTGCTCCTCCCGGTCCTCCCGCCCACCAGAACTGCAGGAGCGTGCTGGTCGGGGTGTTCAAGGATCCGGAGATCGAGGAGTTCGCGCAGGCCGGCGAGCGGAGGGTCAGGAAGTACAACAAGACCGGAGAGGAGACGGGCAAGGAGCTGATCTCCTCGAACAAACGGTTCGACGAGTGGCTCAGGACGCAGCCGAGCATCGTGCAAAACGACATCGCCGGCAGTCCTCTCAAGGGCAAGCTGTTCCGTCAGGGCAAGATCGACCTGAGGGACATCGTCGGGGACGACCTCCTGATCCGCGGGGACAGGCAGGTGGTGAGGAGAGCGCTGGCCAAGAGTCCGGCGGACGAGGCGCTCAAGTCGCTGGCCGACGACCTAGGAGTCAGGCCGGTCACTCAGGCGATCGTCGAGCAGGAGGACCTGCGTCTCGCGAGGAAGGCGGTACACGACCTCGGAGACGACGCCGGGATGACGAGCCACCGAAGTTCCGTCGACTCGATCACGACGAGCGAGGAGAGGCTGCTCAAGAACGTCGAGAGCCGGGTGTCGAAGACGAAGAGGCGCATCCAGGACCTGGACGACGAGATCGGGGTGGAGACCAACGTCGATAGGCGACGGAAGCTGCTGGACAAGAAGCGAGCGTTGGAGACCAAGCAGAGGGCCAATATCGCGGAGAGGAACAGACTGCGCAGGCTGAGGACGCTCCCACCGGAGCCGGTCCCTCCGCAGCCGATCGTCCCGGCGGACGAGCCTCCGGTGGTCAGGCCTCCGACGAAGCCGCTGCCCGGTGAACCGCTCCCGCTGACGGGCGAGGACCTGGAGGCGGCGAAGCGCAGGCTCAGGTCCGTCGAGTCGACGCTCTCGAGAAACAGAAAGAAGATCAGGGGACTCGAGGCGCAGCTGAACAACCAGAGGACGCCGACCGGCCAGATCGCCAGGGTGAAGCGCGGACTGCAAGACTTGAACGGCAAGCAGGGGTTACTGATCGAGGAGCGTGACGCGCTGAAGGTAAGGATCAGGGCCAAGGCCTCGCCGGTCACGACGGCCAGCAAGCGCAGGAGGATCGGGCAGCTCAAGGAGACGAGTGACCCCGTCGGCAAGAAGGCCAGGGGGACTGATCCCGCGAAGTTGGACAAGGCCGAGCTAGACGATATCGCGAAGAAGCAGAAGTTGGTGGACGAGGCGGAGGCGGAGGTTAGGAAGGCCAGGCGCCAGCAGACCCTGTTCAAGTCCGAGACCCGCAGGCTGAAGGACGAGCTGTTCCAACTGGTAAGGGCGCCGGCCAAGTTCGAGAGGCTCAACAAGGAGCTGAGCGTCGCGAGGAGCGGGCTTAGGAGAGCGCAGATCGAGGTGGTGGACGCTCAACGCAGGGTGCGCGCGGCTCAGAGACCGCTGACCAAGGCGTGGAGGGGCAGGCGCACGAGATTAGCGCCCGACCTCAGGAAGCCCACCCCGCTCGGTACCACTGGTGAGGGGCTGGACGCCGCTCTCAAGCTGGCGCGCGAGGAGATGAAGACGCTTGGATTGACCAAGGAGAGATTGGCCAGCGAGGGCGCCGACTCGTTCCTCGATGCGCTAAGAGCGGCCAACAGGAGAACCAAGCTCAACAATGATCAGCTCACCATCGTGAGCAAGATGCGGAGGGGAATGAGACTCGCGGTGAAATCACCGTCCAAGGCCACGCTCGAGAGATGGTCGAAGACTATGAGAGAGCTGCTCGAGTCTATAGACGAGGGACTAACACGCGATGCGCTGCTCCAACAGATAGACTGGAACGCCCTTGGTAAGGTCAGAGCTGGCGCGAACAGGTTCGGTAACTCGATTACCATGGGCAGCGCGGACGAGAATTGGAAGGTGCTACACGAGTTCGCGCACCACATAGAGTACAGGAATTCGAGGGTGAGCGGTCGCGTGCAGACCTGGCTCCGCAGGAGGACCAGGGGCGAGACGCCGACGCCGCTCTGGCGCGGTTCTAACGAGGTTAGTAGGAAGGACAGGTTCTGGCACGACTACACCGGGCGCGTCTACGACGACGGGCGCATGGCCGAGGGGTTCACCCAGGGATTCGAGGCGCTATTCGACTCGGTGGAGTGGCAGGAGATACTCAAAAAGGACTTCGAGCACGTCGAGCTGATCTGGTCTCTGCTCAGGGGGTACTGATGCCGGACGTGGAGCTGTTCAGGCAGAGCGACGGGGAGATCGTCGGCCGCGTGTCGTTCGAATGGATCGACCCCGCGGAGTTCACGATCGAGAACATCCGCGTCCGCGTGCCGCGTCCGCTCTACAGGTTCGCGGTGGTCGACAACCTCGCGAACCCCAACCTGCACAAGCCGGTCGGCGGCGTAGGCGTCAGAGGGGTTGGCATCTACTACGAGGTGCTCCAGCAGGTGATGCTGGACGTGGCGGCGTCGCTCAAGGGTATTGACGTGAGGTTCCCAACTAAGCGGAAGCTGCCGAAGCGAATCAGTGAGGCTGACAGCGCGCCACTGCTGGAGACCTGATGGCGACGACACCGACCACCACACCGTACGCGACCGAGGCGTTCGCGGACATCTACTTCGGCGAGCGCCTGGACTCCGAGGCCTGGGACAACGCCGTCGCGGGCAACAAGGAGAAGGCGCTGAAGCAGGCGACGCACGACATCGACAACCTGAACTTCGTCGGCAGCAAGACCGACCCGGATCAGGAGAACGAGTTCCCGCGCCGCGGCGACACGACCGTGCCGGTCGAGATCCAGGAGGCCTGCGCCGAGCAGGCGATCGCCCTGCTCGAGGGGCTGGCGATCAAGAAGCTGCACGCGAAGGCCGGCATCGTGAGCGAGAGGGTGGGCGACGCGAGCAGGTCGTACGGCGAGGCGGGGCGGACGAAGTTCCTCGAGGAGAACCTGGGACTGAGCAGCCAGGAGGCGCTCCGCAAGCTGTACGAGTGGATGGTCGACCCGAGGGACATCACGCTGGAGCGCGTGTAGAACGTATTCGTGCCTGCGACCGCGCGTCCGCCCAAGCGCGCGCTAGGCGTCGGGCAAAGAGGAGGGCATGCCATGCCCAAGCACACGGGAGGAGGCGTCACGTCCTTCAACAACCGGATCGACGGCCTTCCGTCGGCGGCGAAGGTCAAGGGCGACCGTCCGAAGCCGGGGCTCAAGGGCCAGCCCACCAGGGGCAAGGGGCTGGGGAGCAATCCGCAGGCCGCGGCCCGCAAGGGCTTCGAGGAGGCCCGCAACCCCCGCAGCTAGCGCTGCGCGCACCCGGACGATTCCGGGGAAGGCCTAACCGTCGGGCCTCGTACGGCGGGACGCACCGGACCGCGCGGGTAAACAGCGGGTGGAGAACACAACGATGAGATTCACGCAGTGGGCAGAATCGGGAGGCTACGTTCCTTTCAACCTGGCGCCGGACTTTCGTATGGGCCACGTCAACGTCTACTTCTTCGCCGATGCCGGCGGGGGTGACGGCGGCGGAGGCGGCGGAGGCGGCGACGGAGGGGATGGGGGTGACGGAGGCGGAGGCGGAGGGGGTGACGGGGGAGGCGAGCCGGGCGGAGGCGACGGCGGTGCGGGCGGCGGAAGCGGCGGCACCGATCTGAAGTTCAGCCAGGCGGACCTGAACCGCATCTCCAAGAAGGAGCGGGACAAGTACAACTCTGAGAAGCAGGTGCTCATCGACCAACTCAAGGACGTGGAGAAGCAGAAGGGTCTGAGCGACGAGGCGAGGGCCAACCTGCAGACCCAGATCCGCGACGCGGAAGAGTCGCTCATGACCGCTCAGGAGAAGTCCAAGGCCGAACTTGGGCGGGCCGCCAAAGTACACGGCGAGGCGCTCGACGTCGAGAAGAGTCGGGCGGATCTGAACTGGGACATGTACGTCTCGGAGAAGAAGCGCGTCGCCATCTCCGCCGCGGCCAGCAAGCACGGCGCCTACAGGGCCGAGCAGCTGACCGCGGTCGTGGAGCCGATGACGGAGATCGTTCCCGTCAAGGACTCCAACGACAACATCATCGGCCACGACGTGATCGTCAAGGTCACGGAGAAGGCCGAGGATGGCACCACGAAGGAAAAGGCGCTGACCGTCGACGAGTACGTCGACGCGATGAGGGCCAACGAGGATCACGCCAATCTGTTCGTGTCCACCAAGCAGGGTGGATCAGGGTACCGGCCGGGGACCAGTGGAACCCCGATCGGCGATCTTTCCAACATGTCCGCCACGGACAAAATCAGAGCCGGGTTGAAGGCGGGAACGAACCGCTAACGGAGCGGCCCGTCACCGGCGTTTCGAGGAGGCCATTGACATGGCACTTTTGAAAGTCGAAGCACAGAAGCTGTCGAACGACATGCTCCGTGCGGGGGTGATCGAGAACATCATCACCTCCGACGAGGTGTTTTCGATGCTTCCGTTCATTCCGGTGAACGGGCGGACCTACCGCTACACGCGGGAGGCGACGTTGGGGAGCGCGAGCTTCATCGACGTCGGGGACACCATCACGGAGAGCGCGGCGACGTTCACCTCCGTGTCCGAGGATCTGCGCCGGATCGTCGGCGACGTGGACGTGGACGAGTTCCTGCAGGGGACCCACTCCGACGCGACGGATCAGGCGGCGACGCAGATCAGCAAGAAGGCGAAGGTCGTCGGCCGCACGTACGCGGACCGCTTCATCACGGGTGACAACGGCACGAACCCGAAGGAGTTCGACGGCCTCATCCAGCTCTGCCCGGCGGCGCAGAGTTTCCTCGTGGCGACGAACGGCGCGGCGCTGTCGTTCGACTTCCTGGACCAGCTGATCGACCTCGTGAAGATCGGCGGTCAGCGGGTGTTCATCATGAACAGCCGCACGCGCAGGGCGTTCATCAACCTGGCGAGGGGGGTCGGCGGAACGCAGCCGGAGACCCTCGTGGTCGAGGGCATCGTCGGGCCGGTCACGGCCTACCGCGGGATCGCGATCCTGCGGAACGACTTCGTCCCGATCGACCAGGTGGCGGGAACGGAGACGGCCGCGACGACCGTCTTCCTCGCCGCGCTGGACGAGGACGAGGGCGTGGCGGGCCTGATGGCCCAGTCGCAGGCCGGCATCGAGGTCGAGGACGTGGGCCCGGTGCAGACCGAGGACGCGCGCCGCTGGCGCGTGAAGTGGTACGCGAGCCTCGCGCTCCACAGTGAGCTGGCCATGGCCTGCGCGACGGGCGTCAACAACTAGCAAAAGCTAGAGGTCAGAGTCAACCTCCCTCGGGGAGACCCGGGGGAGGCTACCGTGATCTCTAACCTGGAGAACTGAGATGGCAGCAGGCAACCTGGTACTGGGCCGCGAGTGGGCGACCATCGAGGTCGACGACACGTCGAAGTCGCTGGACTTCAACAAGACCAACGGGTTCCTCGTGCACAAGTCCGGCGATCCGGTGTTCCTCCAGATGGGCGGGGACGGGTCCGCGATCCCGGTCACGGACGCCGAGGTCAAGGGCACCATCAGGATGGAGGCGGGCGACTCGGCCCCGCTGCCGAACGGGCCGGGCAAGGTGTTCCGCCAGTGCGCGGCCACTCAGTCGGCCAAGCTCCAGTTCTTCCCTAGCGTATCGTAGGAGCACGACATGGCGCCAACATTCGCAGGCGGACCGCCTATTCCTGGCAGTGCTCTGGCTCAGAGGCAGTTCCAGGGCAACGCGGTCCAGGACATCGCCGCGCTGAAGGCCATCCTCCCGAGCGACCGCTTCGACAAGCAGGAGCGCACGGTCGAGGGCCCGCCGCTGGAGCAGTACTTCTTCGACGCGCAGAGCTCCGCGGCGTCGAACGAGCCGGACATCCTGGTGCCGAACGACTCGCCGGCGAACGGTCGGTGGCTCAGGCTAAAGCCGAGCGGCGGGGTCCCGGCCTCCCACGCGCCCAGTCACGCGGCACAGACCGGGTCGGACAAACTGTCCACCGGCGCGGCTGGGGCGATCGCCGTCGGGGATTCCGCAGCGGTCGGGACCGCCGAGACCTTCGCCCGGTCCGATCACAAGCACTCACTCGCCGCGCCAGGTGTGCCGGCCAATGTTACGAAAGCGGCGGCGGCGGCAGGGGTGGCAGCTGAAGCTGCGCGGGCGGATCACAAGCACGACATCGCCACGGCGGTTCCAGTTCCTATTGGCGTGACGAACTCCGAAGGGGTCGCAACCGAATTAGCGCGGGCGGATCACAAGCACGATCACGGCGCTCAGCTCATCGGGACGCATCACGCCGCCGCGGTCCCCGCCGGTGCGAACGGGTTCATGACCGGGGCCGACAAGACCAAGCTCGACGGGATTGCGACGGGCGCCGATGAAACAGGAGCCAATCCACCGCAGGCTCATGCGCCTAGTCATGCCGCAGCTACGGGACCAGATGCGCTTTCTACAGCAGCAGCAGGAGCAATTGCTATCGGAGATGCTGCTGCGGCTGGTGCGGCGGAGACCTTCGCCCGATCCGATCACAAGCACTCATTGGCGGTTCCGGCCGCACCGGCCAATGTCACAAAAGCTGCGGCAGCAGCAGGAGCAGCGGTCCAAGCTGCGCGGGCAGATCATAAGCACGACATCGCGACGGGAACTCCCGGTAGCATCACCGATTCAACGAACGCCGAGGGCGCAGCCACTTCCTTAGCTCGCTCCGATCACCAGCACGAGCACGGAAGCAGGTCAGGAGGGACGTTGCACCCGGATGCTGTGAACCTGGGCGCGTCCGGCTTCATGTCCGGCGGTGACAAGGCAAAGCTGGATGGAATTCCGGCAACCGCAGATGAGACAGGAGCCAATCCGCCGCAGGCTCATGCGGCTTCTCATGTTGGCGGCGATTCTATTCAGAACGCAACAGCGGCACAAAAAGGTCTCGCGACCGCTGCTCAGATCACGAAGCTGGATGATCTGAATTCCCAGGCGTCAAACACGGTCAGCACGACGGATGCGACCACCACCACGATCGCGACCATTCCTATCGCGGAAGCCAGCGTGAACTTGATCGAGGCGCGCTGCCTCGCGCGCAGGACCGACAGCAATGAGAACGCAGCCTACATCCGGAAGGTGGTTGTCCTTAGGGACGGCGCTGGTGTCGCCACCCTACTTGGCGCACAGGACGGGACGCTGACACGGGAAAACGACAATCAGTGGGATTGTAATCTCGTCGTGGCAGGAAACAACGTTCTGGTGCGGGTGACTGGGCGCGCCGGCCGCAGCATCGATTGGAAGTCCTTCCACGAACTGAGGACCATCACATGATTACTGGATCAACAGGCATGGGCAACGGTCAGCTATTGGTGTCGGTTGACCACGATCCTACTGCTGTGGCAACGGATGTGCCCAAGGGTTCTTTAATCGTTGAAGAGTCCACTGGGCACACCTTCTGCAAAAATGATGACGGATCGACTACTAACGTCGAGTCGCTCATTTCGATGGCGTTTGTGAAAACGGGCAGTCAGGATCTTACGGCTGGTACCCCGGTCAATCTGAACATCACGGACGCCAAGAAAATCCGTCGGATCTTGCGCGCGCGCTTCTGGATCTCGGCCAACGGTGCTGACGTTGGAGCGAATGTCGAATGCCGGATTGCCTTGAAGTTCTTCAACACCGACGCCTTTCTCATGTCTGAACTGGATACGAACGGCCTTGGGGGCTTGCTCGAAGACTTCGCCGAATTTCAGTTCGTCAGTCAAGACATCAAAGTGGCGCCGAACAATGGCGCTGGCGCGGTGGACATTGACGATACCGTGAAATTCGGCATTGACGATCTGGTGCGCATCCACGATGGAACGAACTATGAATTTCAACGCCTGGACGCGATCCCCGACGCGGATACGACGAGCCTGTACGACACGATCCTGAAAGCGGGCAGCCCGGCATGGGCTTTGGACAATGACGTGTCTCGCGTCCTGGAGATCCGCGATCTAGGATACATCGACCAGGACGGCACGGACGAAATTCATCTACGCATGATCCCACGTGCCGGCGATAACAACTGCCGTCTGCACTACTGGATCGAGTACGAAGGAGCCGGCTAATGTTGATTGGTAATGCTGGTGCACATCCGCTTCTCGCCGATGGCTCACGGGCTTCGGTGGGCAATCAGAAAAGATCAATCGCAGAGAACGTTACAGCGCATGCCGGGTCGTCTCAAGGCGATGGTCCGATTACAACTGACATCGTGCAAATTTCGACGTGCGGGGTTGCCGGCGATGCAGTTACGTTGCCTCCAATCGTTCCGGGCATGCTCATCACGATTGAAAACAACGGCGCGAATTCCGCCGACGTGTTCCCGGCCACCGGCGGCAACATAAACGGCGGCGGGGTTAATTTGGCCGAAGCACTCCCTGCTGGTGAGTTCGTCACCTATTACGCCTTCGATGGGGTGAATTGGTCAACGCTTTCAATGACGGGTGGAGGTGGTGGCGTAACCGATCACGGTGCCCTAACGGGCCTCAGCGATGACGATCACAGCATCTATGCGCTTCTCGCGGGGCGTTCAGGGGGTCAGGTGTTGATCGGTGGCGTGGCCTCTGGAGAAAACCTGACCTTACTGAGTACCGCGCATGCGACAAAGGGTCTCATCAACTTTGGATCCTACGTTCTCGATGGGGTAGCCAAGAAATGGCTAGGTATAGAGTTTGGCGATTTCAGATTTCAGCTAAGAGATAATAGTTCTCTAGATGCCTTTGAGTTCACGAACGACGCCGGCGAAAGGTTGATGAATCTGCGGACAGACGGCCGGGCATTCTTCGGAATCGGGACAGGTATTAGTGCCGCCGTCGCATTCTATCAGCCATCGACCACAGGAATTCCAGTCTTGGGCCTAAGTCAGTTAGATATTAACAACGCATTCATCAATTTTATTGGAACAACCGCCGCGGATGGATCTCGGAGCATTTCATCAGACGTGACCGAGGATTCTGCTAAATTCGGCGCGTATCGTATCATGATTAATGGCACGACCAAGTGGGTTCGCGTATACAACGATCACAGTTAGGGAGCTGGAACGATGGCGAAGAAGAAACCCAAGAAGCAGAAGAGGCGGCGGCCTCAGCTTCCGATCAACGCAAACAGGGCTGGTCAGGCCAAGCTCCCCGTAGCGATCCCGCCCGATGCTCTCAAGGACATTCTGGCGCTGTGTGCCCAGGTGGTCCAGGCACAGCAGCGCGTCAATGACATGGTGAACGGCGTCCTGCTGGGCTTGTGCCTGGAAGGTGACTACGCCGCTGATTTGAAAGGTGGACAGTTCCTGCCGGTCGTATCGGTGGAGGATACGGTGGAGCAGTCAGGAGAGTAGCGTGATGCTCATTAGGTTTGGCGGGGTGCGTCACTCTTCGATGAAGGGATTTGACCTGTCGACGTATCAAACTTCAACGCGCTCGGCGCGGGGAGACAGAGATTGTGGGACAAGATACTGGACGCAGTCCTCACTGGTTCGCCGTGGGGGATTGTCGCGGCGCTCGGGGTGGCGATCTGGCTTAGGGAGCGGAGGCACGACAAGCAGATCAAGCAGCTCGTCGAGGAGAAGGACGACCTCCACGAGGAACTGAACGGCAAGATCGAGACGCTGACCGACAAGTACGTGAGGGACATGGGCGAGGAGAAGGAGCTTCGACTCAAGGAAGCGATCAAGTTCAACAACGAGTACAACGCCGCCCTCGGTGGCGTGGCCAAGGCCATCGAGACTATGAAGGCGATCGTACAATCCAAGAGGGGAACCTCATAATGGGTCTGTGGAGCATGATCTTCGGCGGCGGCGGCAAGGAGGGCAAACCCAATGGCAGGGCTGTCCGCCTGAAAGCTGAGCCGAAGGAGGGGTGTCCCAAGCGCAAGAGGAGGCGCACGACCCTGAGACTCGCGGATCAACTGATCGCAGAAGAGGCTGTTGGGGCGCAGATCGAAGAGGAGGACGAGGTGCAGAGAGCCATCGATCAGATGCGCGACGAGCGGCAGGCGACCGTGACGGCGCCCTTCATGGAGACGATCGACGGACTGGGCGATGTAGCCCAGGTGTATTTACAAGAGCAGTCGGCGGAGGAGTCCGCCCAGGAAGAGGAGCACCACGATGGCAGGGAAGAGATTCAAGATCACCACGAGGGATCCGTCGGACCTGACGGGTAAGTCCTGCGGCTTCGACTTCGAGGACGGGGTCTGTACGGTGGACATCGCCGACGGCGACATCCGCGCGGATCAGGGCCTGCAGAATGCCAAGAGTATTCACGGGTGTCGCGTCGAGGTGCTCGGCGTCATCGACGACGACGGCGACTTCACCGCCAAGAAGAAGAAGAAGGCCGAAGAGAAGAAGCCCGAGGAGAAGCCCACCGCCAAGAAGGACGAGGGCAAGAAGTAGGTGGCCCGTCCATCTGTCACGAGGGTCAAGCGATCGCCTTTCAGGGGACGTGCCTCCAAGGACGATCCTAGCAAGGTAGTCATCCGTATTCGCGCTGCGCGGAGGCGCCGGTTCAAGAAGGACCGCTCCGCCTCCGCCCGCAGCGCGAATCGCACGTTGGCGAGGGTGAAGAAGAGGTAGCCATGGCCGAGCTGTTCGCAGAACCCCACACCGTCACCCAGAGGCGCGCGGCCGTGGCCCGCGACGCGGACGACAACGTGGCGGAGCAGGACTTCGACGGGTCGCCGGCGCTGGACCGCCAGCTGGAGTGCATGGTTCAGACGAGGGGCGGCGACATCACGACGGACAACGAGGGCCGCATCTTCGAGCTTGAGGGTGTGATCTTCACATCCGAGTCCGATGTGAAGGTCGACGATCTGTTCACCGTCTCGGAGACCGGGTTGACTGGCCGCTTCAGAGCCGCGGCCGTCGCGCCGAAGTTCGACATCGACGGGGTGTACCTCCACACGGAGGTCGGACTGGAGAAGGAGATCAGGCGCTGATGGCCGATCAGGTATTCACCGACTTCTACAGGCACGTGTTCAAGGCTCTGAGCGCGGATCCGACGATCAGTGCCGCGGTCGCAGCCCAGAACATCCGCCCGTCCAACGATCCGATCGAGCCGACCACGGGCCCGGTGATCTACTACTCGTGGACGAGCAGCCAGTGGATCAAGAGACGCAAGCGTGGTCAGGGCACGTTCAACATCACGGTCGCGTCGGAGAAGAACAAGAGGGTGGCTCTCCAGCTCCTGGAGCAGGTGCGCGAGGTGCTGCAGCCCAGGACTCTGCGGGACGCGGATAACAGGGTGATCCCGAGCAAGTTCGAGGAGAACGAGGCGTTGACGGACGACTCTATCGGACTGTCGGAGAGGTTCGAGGCATCCACGTCGTACGACGTCCGCCTCATCAAGGCGGCGTAGATGCCACACACGGGGCAGTCTCCACCCACCGCACGCGGACGTGCGCGTGGCAAGGTCGCGGTCTTCACCAAGCGGGTGAACCACCCGGGCACGGCGGCGCAGCCGTTCCTGAGGCCTAGTATCATCGCCGCGAGGTTGTTCGTCCGGTCGAGAGCCGGGAGGATACTGACACAGGCGCCGCGGAAGAACCCTACCGCGGTTGTGAGGGACCTGGACAGACTCGTCAAGCAGGCGGCGTTCGCTGCGCAACGGAGGGCGCAGCAGTTAGCGGCCGTCGACACGGGCCGATTGAAGGGCAGCATCAACGTCCGCCAGGTGGCGGTGATGCAGTACACCGTCGGTACGAACGTCGTGTACGCAGTCCACGTAGAATTCGGGACGAGACCACACATCATCCGCCCCGTCAACAAAAAGGTCCTGCACTTCATGTCGAAGCGCGGTGGCAACAAACGGCGAAGGACGCGACGCGGTCGAAGCCGCCGTCGGTAAACGGTCAAGTGACCTGCCTAACCAGGTCGCGTTCACCAGGAGGAAGTGGAAATGGCACAGGGATTCTTCGAGGGAGGCAATGCGGAGAACTACACGATCGGCGGAATCCGAGCGTGGTTCAACCGTCTGATCGACGGTGCCGCAACGCCCAAGGAGTTCGAGGGCTTCTTCGACCTCGGCAACGTTGTCGAGGCTCCGCAGGAGTCAGAGAAGGAGGAGGTCGAGCACTTCACGGCCAAGACCGGGACGCGCAAGCGCGACCGTCTCGTGACCCGCGACATTTCCGAGGACATCGTGCTCACGCTCGACGAGCTGAGCATCGAGAACCTCCGGCACTTCTTCCGTGCCGGGACCGTGACGGACGTCGCCGCCTCCGCAGGCGGCAAGTCGGTCGACGACGAGGTCATGTCGCTGACCCGCACGGACACGCGCTTCCTGCGCTTCGGGCGCAACGCGGCCACGATCGTGGTCAAGGACCTCACGGACGTGACGACGTTCGTGCTGGACACCGACTACTCCGTGGTCGAGGTCCTCGCGACGGGCGGCGATTCCTGGAAGGGGATCAAGCGCATCGCGGCCGGCGCGATCACGGACGGCCAGCTCGTGCGGGTGGACTACGTGTCGGACATCGCGGTTCACCGCCTCATCAAGCCCCAGGTGGTCTCGAACGTTGAGGGGCAGCTCGTGCTGATCGGCGCGTCCGACACCGGCAACGAGTTCATCCGCCACCTCAACAACGTGCAGATCGACCCCGAGGGCTCGTTCGACTTTGACGACGAGGACTTCAGCACCTTCCAGTTGCGGGTGGCCATCCTCGACGATTCGGACGACATCGCGAGCGAGCCGTTCGGCACCCTCGAGTTCTACGGCACCGGGTTCGACCTCGCATAGACGCAGCCTGAACACTACGTAGGATGGAAGCTCGTAAGAGGTTGCTTCTACGGAGGAAAGGTCATGAGCAAGACGAACAACTACGATCGGCCGAAGCTGTCCGGTATCAACGACACCGGGATGGACATGACGCTGCTGGTGGGTGAGAAGCCGGATGCCCCATCGGCGATCGGCGGGACCGGGAGTACGGCGGAACTGGACTGTCGCGTGCAGGCGGACGCGGATGAGTCGGGCGGCGCGGATGTGCAGGACCTTTACAAGATCGAGGTTCTTCCCGCCGTCGCTTTGTCCGGTGCTCAGACAGTGAAGATCACTGTCACTCCCATCAAGGGAGATGCATCGGAGGGCACACCGCAAATCATCACTGTGACGCACCCAGAGAATATGGATGCGTGGCAGAGCGCGGCTGGGAGAGCGCGACAAGCCTGATCTGCGCTACCAACACTAGGGAGGAGAGAGCTCCATGGCGAGTTCAGACACTAAGGACAGTAGGAGGAGAAAGAAAGTGGCTAAGAAGAAAGCATCGCAGGACCGCCTGGAGAAGGCGATCAGAGACAAGACGAAGGAGATCACGATAGACGGAAGGAAGTTGACCCTCCGTAAGTGGTCGCTCCGCCAGGGGATGAAGCTCGGCGCCAAGATCGCCAGCGTCATTCGCGAGGCAATGCCGACCGGCAACGTCGCCGACATCATGCACGCCAACGTAGAGCAGATCGTTCTCGACAACGAGGGCAACTTCATTGACGTCCTCGTGTCGTCGGTGGAGAGGTGCTTCGACGGGGACGGCGACGGCCGGCGTCAAGCCGCATCAGATTGGGTGGACGATCTCGCCTTAGAGGATGGCCTCGAGCTGTTCTCCGAGATCGCGAGGATGAATATCCGCCCTTTGATACTAAAGCTCGGCGAGATGAACAAAAATCTGATCCCCGGGCTAAATCAAAAAGACGGAAGCGGGAAGCCCGAGGTGTCGCAACCGCAGACCTCGTCGCCGAGCTGATAGCCGCAGGGCACCCACCAGAATGGGTGATGGACGACTACTCCGCGGATGAGTTGCAGGTACACTACGAGGCGGTTATCCGCCGCCGCGCGAACGTGACTAAGCTCGGGGCAATCGCGGTGCGGGTGGCGAACAACGCGAAGAACAGGTCGTTCCAGAAGTATCTGAAGGAGCTCGACCTGACGGGTTGGCGGATAGACACACAGATGGGCAGGATCGGGATGGACGTCGGGAGTTTCTTCTTCGACCTCGACAGGAAGTTGACCAAGGGACGGAAACGCTGATGGCCACAGTCGAAGAACTACTAGTCAAGATCGGCGTCGACCCCGTCAGCGTCAACCAGTTCCTCCAAGACATCAACAGGGTAGTGGATAAGGCCGAGGATCAAGAGGTCAACATCTCCGTCCAGACGGCGGCTGGCCGAAACCTCGCGACCGTCACCGCCTCCACCGCCGCCCTCGGCGCCGCAGCGCAGCGGACCACCACCGCGTTCCAGCAGGGCCTCGACCAGGTCAAAACTTCCGCGAATGAGCTGCGCACAGGACTGCTCGCGCTGAGCGCCGTGGCAGGGATCGGTCTGGCCGGTTCCATCCGCGCCGCTCAGGAGGAGTCCAAGAACTTCGCGGCCGCGAACGTCATTCTGAAATTGAGTAACGAAGATCTGGGTAAAGCGCAGGAGGCTCTACGTAAGGTAGCTGATGACGTCGGTCTAACCTTTCAGGAGGTCTCAGCAGCCCTGTTCGACGTCGCGTCCGCAGGATTCAAAGGCGCTGAGGCGATAGACATCACCACCGTCGCGGCGAGAGTGGCCGTTCCCGCGAACACGTCAGTCGCCACCGCGTTCAATGCCATCGCCACGGCGATGAAGAACTTCGGGTTCGAGGCGGCCGACGCTGGCGACGCTCTGGTCAAGGTTGCGGATCTGTCGCGCGCTTCGTTGGGCGGTATCGCCGACGCGCTCGGGATTCTCGGCCCCATCGCGGGCCAGGCCGGCATCAGCTTCGCCGAGATCGGTGGTTCGCTGGCTCAGATCACCGAGCAGGGGCTCAGTGCCGACCTCGCCGCGACAGCGCTACAGGCAACGCTAATCGCGTTCATCTCCCCGAGTGAGAAGGCCAGAAGAACCTTCGAGAAGCTTGGCATCGCGACTGGCGATGCAGCTTTCAGATCGCAGACCCTTGCGGAGAAGATCGATCTCATCAAGGAGGCCGCCCGCACAGGAGGGGTGGAGGTCTCCGAACTTTTCGACAATATCCGCGCCTTTAGAGGCGCTGCGATCCTCATCAAGAATTCGGACGCCGTCGCGCAGAAGGTCGAGGAGATCGGGGACGCGGCCGGCAGAACTCAGGAGGCGATCGACAGCTTCTTCAGTCAGGCCGGCCCGCAGTTGGACAAGCTTGGTGCGTCGTTCATCAACCTCGTCACGATAATCGGGGCGGATCTGCTGGACGCGCTGCTGCCTACGATCAAGGCGCTCGAAGAGTTCATCCGCACTAACAGAGACGTGATAACAGAGATCGCCAAAGTCGTCATCACCGTAGGTCTAGTCGTGGCCGGCATCCTGCTCTTCGTCTTTGCTGCCAAGCAGGCTGTGGCGGCAGTCGGGTTATTGGTCGGCGGTCTTAATCTGCTTGCCGGCGCGCTCACCGCAAACACCGCCGCGACCGCCGCTAACACCGCGGCCAGAGCGTCAGCGATCTCTCCTGAGCTATTCCAGTTCTTTGCCATAGTGAGGACTTTCCTCACGTCCGAGACGAGGTCGGTCATCGCCCTGGCCAGGGGTTACCTGGTACTGGCCGCGGCCAGGATCAAGGCCATAGCCGGGCGCTTCCTGCAATCCTTAAGGGAACTGCCGTTTCTGTTCAGGCGACAAACTGAGGCCTTAGCAGCCAACGCTTTCGCTCTGAACAGGAACTCTGTCGGGTTGGGCGCACTCAATGCCGAGGCTGCGAGGCTATCGCCGACCCTGGCGAAGAACATTAAAAACGTCAGTCTGCTCAGCAACGCGCTGGGTGTGCTGGGGGCAGCGGTTATCGGTTTTCAGATAGGCAGCTTCGTAGATTCATTTTTCGGATTCAGCGAGGCAGTCCGCACGGCTGCAAAGACGAGCACGCAGTCCGCCGCCTCTATAGTCGGGTCGCTCGCAGCGCTGTCTCTGCCAGTGATTAACGTGCTGTTTGTTATCGCCCAGTTGGAGAACGCACTGGAGAAAGCCAACCAGCAAAAACTTCAGCCCATAGAGGCGGCCGAATTGAAGGAGGACATCGTTCTTCTCGAGCGGTTCAATAGGATCCTCAACGAGGGCCGTGACATCTCAGAGCGCAGGGCCTTCCTAGAGGCCATCAACGATCAAGCCAGGATCGTGTCCCTCGAAAAATTGGAGAAACAGGGTCAACTCAACGCCGCTCAGGCTGGCGACCTCGCCGCTACCAGACTGAGACTCGCTGCAGCGACGGAGACTGTTATCCAGAAGGAGAGGGAGGTCGGCGAAGTCAGCACTGTATCAGCCGACCGTCGCAAGAAGTTGGAAGCGGCCGAGAAGAGCCTCGCCAAACTACGCGCTACCATAGCGCGGGATCTCATCACCATTCGCCAGGGTGAGGCCGCGTCTGAGATCGACGCGCTGCAGACCTCGCTCGACAAGAGGGTGGAGTTCCTGCGCAAGATCGGCGCGATACAGATCGCGGAGGTTCGCGACACCCAGGAGAAGATCAGGAAGGCCAGGGCAGCGGAGGAGGTGGATCAGACCGGCTTGAGGGCACTGCTAGAAACGCTGCGCCAGCAACGATCGGACTTAGCCAGGACGCTCCAGGACATAACCGATCTATTCGAGATCGCCCAGGCCAAGATCATCGCAACCGGCGCGAAACGCGTCGAGGAACTCCGCAGGCAGGGCGAGCAGGAGATCGCCATAGTTCGCCGGACCGCGGACGCCACGATCCGTGAGCAGCGCAGGATAGTCACGGAGGCCGAGCGCGAGATCGCGAATCTGCGCGCCGTGAGAGATCGCGGAGTCGCGGACGCGACGTCCTTCCTCGAGAGGTTGAGGGACGCCGCCATACGCGAGTTGGACCCGGCGCTCGCCCAACTGCGCAGATTCGAGAAGGAGGCGTTTCAGGGGCTCACTGGAGCGACCGCGCAGCAGGCCGCGGCGAGCATCGAGTTCATCCGCAAGCAGCTTGAGAAGCTCGCTGGGGCTACCCAAGAGGAAGCCGACGCGCAGAGAGAGCTCAAAGAAACTACCGAGAGGCTCGCAGCAGCCGAGGACGAGGGGGCGCAGGTCCAACTACTCGAGCAGCAGACCGCTCTCGAAGAGAAGCTCGCCAATCTGCAGGCTCGCAGGGAGATCAGAGCCAAGGCCGCGCAGGCCGCGGAACAGAATCTTACTGAGGTAGCGGAGAGCGCCGCGGCCCGTCAGCTCGAGAGTCAGACTAAGATCGAGGACCAGCAGGCTAAGATCGAGGCTGCGAATCTTCGCATCGCTGACGTCAAGACATTGCTGGCCGCTCGCGAGAAGCTGATAGGCGTGGAACTCGAGGCCAACATCAGGCGCACGCAGCTGCTCGTCCAGGCTGAGCTGGAGAGGGCTCGCGTGCAGGTGGAGTTCTCCAAGCTTCTCGCGCAGGGTTTGGTGGATACCGGTTCCGCTGAGACCGCTAGGAGGGCTCTCGAGGCGGCAACCGAACGCGTAAAGACGTTGCAAGCCGAGACGGCCATCACTCTAGACAAGCAGCGCGAGGCGGTGGGCCTCCTGGAGCAGAAGGCAGAGGACGCCTTCGACGCGCTGACCAGGGAGACCGACGCACAGGCGGAGCGCGCGAAGAAGGCGGCGGAGGTCACGGCTCGGCTGGTTCCGTTGGCGGACGAGACAGCAAGACGCGTGGCAGCGGCGCAGACCGCCGAGAGTGAGTTCGTGAGTTCGGTGGATAAGATACTCGCGGCGAGCGGCGAACTCAATACCAGCTTCACGGCCTTCGCCAGTACCGTGGTGACGAAGAACGAGGAGCAGGCGCAGGTCAACAGCAATACCGCGAGGCAGATAGCCGACCTACAAAGTCAGTTAGCGGCCACGCAACTCTCGCCTGCGGACGAACAGAGTGGCGGAGGGTTGGACTAATGGTCGACCTTAAGATGGACGGCATCCGCCGCTGGAAGTTCACCTCGTCAGCCGGTGTGATCGAGCTGATCAACACGGATTTCTGGATCGACTACGACTCGACCGTACAGGGGACCGGAACGGCCGAGCTGTCCTTGACGCTCACCAACATCTGGCAGCACAGCGATCTCGATCTTCTACAGGGACTCGCGAGGCGGAAGTTCGTAGAGGATCGCCTGAAGGAACTGCACTGGGATCACGTCGGCAAGAAGGGCACACTGATAATCGACGAGGGCACTCCGCAAGAAGTGACCATAGACGGCGTTACGCTCCTGGACGTCGTCACGGAGATGGGCGACCTCAACGACCTGATGGAGTACTCGCTGGTCTTCAGCTTCCCGCTCACGTCGTCCAGTGGTACGGGTGGAGTGGAGATCGCGCGCGAGTTGTCGTTCCTCGCCTGGGGCCACAACTTCGCGCAGAAGTCCGAAAAGCTCAACCTCTCCCCATGGAATAACCAGAACTCCGGTGGACTGACACCGGACGACATAATCGCACCTGACGGCGCGCTCACCGCAGATAAGTTGACGGACTCGGACGGCGGGAACTTTTTCAGGGTGCAGCAGACCGTGCCACTCGGTAGTACGAAGCCAGACCTCTACGAGTTTACCCTGTTCGTCCCCGTGCTTAGCTCTCAGACCCTGTGGCAGGGGTTCATAGCGGAGGTGGCTGGCGGCGGAACACCAGTTGACACAGCGTACACCATAGATCAAGTGAATGGCGCGCTTGTGCTAAGGGCCGGATCCGTGGCAGCGCAATTTACCAGGGTGGACAGATTCAACGCGGACTGGTGGAGGATAGGGATCAGACTTCAGAATAACGCCAGCGGCAATGATGATGCCGTCATCAGGCTTCAGCCGACGGTTAACACAGATGGTACCGGTACCTGGGTGGCCTCCGTCACGGGAGATAACCACACCTGGGGATTCCAGGTCTCGCGGGTGCACGCGAACAAGACGTCTCTGATCCCGTACGTCCCCACTGACGCCGCGGCGATAGGGACCACCCCGCTCGCGCCGAGTCTGGAGAACTACGTCATAGCGCGGGAGAGGGAAGACCGCGCGGTGTTCAAGGACGTGTTCCGCGCGTCGCCCATCAGAGTGGCAGGAAGTCCCGGGCGCGTGCGGCTCAACGTGGTGGGGATCAAGCAACTGACCACACAGACCGAGGCTACTCTGCTACAGAGGCAGGAGGCCGAGGGGATTATAGAAGCGTGGAACGACCTGGTCGGGAAGGACGGCCTACTCAGAATCGACAACGGTGTGACCGGCGAGGAGCAGATCGCCGCTCACCTATCGGGCGTGAGCATCGGGGATCTGAGACTTCCTGACGCGGTCACGTTCGATCTACGGTTCGAGACGGAATACTCAGAATGACAACAGCACTAGAGACCGTCACAGGCTTGACGGTAGAACACAAGACGCTCACTGCTAACGGCGCGGCTGTGCTACAGGTCAGGCACGACGTTCCGATCGACAGTCTGCTCATTCTGAAGGAAGGCGAGTCGGTATCGTATACCGACTTCGAACTGGGTCTGCAGTTCAAGGGCAAGATCACCACAGTCAGACCGAACTTCGCGACGGGCGAAGGTCTGCAGTACATCTGCGCCGACGCTTACCGCACATTGGCGAAGACCCCAGGGTTCATCACCGGCGATAACGGCAAGAAGTCCGCCAAGGTGAAGTTCCTTGAGGGGACGTTGATGAAGTCGGCGCTCAACGCGCTGCTGATAGAACTTCCCATCTCGATTATCTTCCCGGGAGGAGTTGACCTCACCGACCTACCCAATCCCGTAATCCCGACCACGGACAAGGGTGGGCAGTTCCTGGATACCTGGATTGACGACCTTCTAGAGAACACTGAGGGTGGCATCGCGCAAGTTGAGCTCGATTCGAACGGCGATCCAGTCCTCAAGTTCAGGGACTTCTACGCGCAACCAGACATCACTCTCGAGATAGGTAACTTCAATACTCTGTCCCCTGTGGGCGGCGGTGATCCTGTGCTGGAGCAGGCCAACGCCGGTAAGACGCTCGATAGGAAGTTCAAGCGTATCGTCATCGAGGGTTGCGGGGAGTTCACCAGGCGGGAGGACGTCTTCATAGCCGGAGTCGGCACACCTCTCGGTGATCCTGACGACACGACCCGCTGGAAGTTTACCTTCCCGGAGAAGAGGGTCACCGGTCGATTCCTCGATCCGGATGGTAAGTGCTTCGACATCTTCATCATGAAGTTCCAGCAGGGTTTCAGCACGGGTCTGGAGTTCTCGAACTTCTTCATTAACCCGGCCATCTTCCTCTTCGAGGAGTTGGACGGGCAGATGTTCGCGTTAGTGGACACCCGTATGGTGGGATCGAGTAATGTCACCGTAGTCACTACGCAGGCCTGGTTCACGTACACTTCGTACGACGGACCAATCATAGCGGACAAGATCAGCGCCGACGCAGCGCTCGACAACGAGGGCGACTACTGGGAGGACATGCCCGAGTTCTTCAAGTACACCGACGAGAATGCGGTAGTAATAGTAGACGACGCCACGAAGATGCAGCCGTTCGCAGACGCTCTGTTCAAGAGGTTCAGCGAGCTGCCTGATCTGAGTGGCAGCGTCAGGATTCACGTGAAGGGAGTGAAGTCGGATCTTAGGATCGGCAGCCGATTGACTAATTCCGAGTTCGAGAACGCGCGGATCCACAGGATCAATATCGACTATGTGGAGAGATCGCGCATCCTGGAGGTCAGCACTCTGCCGATCCGCGAGACGTTCGCGCTGCTTAAGTTACAGCGTGCGCAGAAGACTCTCCCGCGTGGTGGGTGGCTAAGGAATAAGTCCAACGACAACCAAACCAACTGCTTCTGCGGCGGACCGATATGGACCGACGACGGCGGAGGTGGTGTCGGTGGCTTGCTCGGCAATCTCGGTCGCAACGTGGACGGTGAGAGCTGGGAGTGCATCCAGTGTCACTGTCAGCGGTTGAACAACGCCAACGGTCAGTTTGCCACTGAACTGGATTGCGAGCGGGTTTGCAACGACGATGGCCCAGCGGGGTACACTTTCGTTGACTGTGCCGGATGTGTCTGCGCGGAGCAGGGCGGAGATTTTGCCACGCGCGCCGATTGCGAGGCGGCAAATCCCAATCCGATAAACGACACAGACTGCGATTTCATCTGCGACGACGACAACGGGTGTCAGGCGGTGGGCACCGGGCAAGGGCAGTACGGAACGCTGGCCGCCTGTCAAGCCGCCTGTGAGGGCGGAGGTGAAACTGGTAGCGGAGACCCTGGCAACTTACATAGTCTGGGCAGCGGAGCTCCACCGACCGCGCCGACCACGGACACCGTGACTCCTCAGGCTCCGGCCGGAACGGGTCCATGCGCGGAGTCGGTCGCTCCACAGACATTCACCATCGTGGCCCCCAGTTTCGCCGGCGCGAGTAGCGAGACACCGGTCGTCACGCTCATCAAGGACATCATCACGGATTCGTGCGGGAGGGTGGTTTCAGTGGTCGAGCACCCGCCATTCAGCGTCGTGCCCAAGTGGCAGTAGGGGAACAGCATGGACAGTAAGAAGAGAGGCTGCCGAGGCTGCGGTAGTGCTCAGGCGGACCAACCGCCGGTTCTTGAACTGCGCGACGGTCAACTCGTTGAGGTGAAGCCCGCGCAGAAGAAGCGCTCGTTGTTGGATAGCGCTAAGGAGATGATCGAGGTTAAGCGCGGGGGTCGGGTTCAGGAGAAGTACCGCGCTGTCCGAGAGATGATCTGCCGCCATTGCCCGGAGGAGACATTCGACGATCGCGGCCGGCCGACAGGGGAGAAGCTCTTCCGCACCCACCTCAGGAGACCGTACTGTGGGGTTCCGTGGTACGGCAAACTGACGAAGCGCGACGTGCACCGCCTGGGTTGTGGGTGCAACCTCGACGACAAGGTCAAGTGGGAGGACTCAGCCTGTCCCCGCGGTAGGTGGGGACCTGGCAAGAAGTTCGGCGCCGGGGTCCACACGATATTCGATAACCGCAGCGAGGGGACGCTCGAAGGTGTGGCCGACGTTCACGTCATGTCCAGAGACCACCAGCCAGACGTAACGGGCATCGGCGATACGTTAGCTTTCCTACCACTCATGCGCGCGTACGCGAAGGCCAATCCCGAGACTCGAATCCGGTACGCCATCATGGGGGCGACGGAAGAGTGGGCCAGACTCGGCTACGACGATCTAACATTCGAGGACGACGGGGAGAGGGACCACGGGGAGCTGGACGTCTGGGGTTCTCACACGCACCTAGCCGGCATTGATCGGATCTGCGTGGAGAAGGGATGGGTCAGGCAAGAGTACTGGGCCGATCGACTCGGCGTGGAACCAGAGAAGTTCAAGCTGACCCCTGATCCTGAATGGCTGCTCCAGGAGAAGCAGGGATTGGCTGAGCCGCTACTCGAGGGCAAGCCAATCGTCGGGCTGTCGCCGTTCGCTTCGATGAACGTGCAGAGGACATGGCCCGCACACCACTGGCTCAAGCTGCTGCAGATGCTGCAGGACGAGGGGATCTACGTCTACCTGCTGGACGGCCCCGATCAGCGCAGGACCGCGTGGTTCAACTGCGAGAGGCTGCTCGGAGTTCCTGCGGCCAGGGCCGTCGCGAGGATGAGCCTGACCACCCTGCACATCGGCAACGACTCCGGGATGAATCACCTGTGCGGGCTGACGACGTCCAGGGGACTGGCGATCTGCGGGCCGACGAGGGGCGAGCAGGTCTTCGGGTGGTACGGTAACATCGAGACCATCCAGGCGGAGGGCTGGTGCGTGGGATGCTACTGGGAAACGGCGAAGGGATTCGCTCTCCCGTGCAAGATGGCCTGCGAACCGATGTGGGATCTGAAACCAGAAGCAGTGTTCCAGCGAGCACTGCAACTCATAGCAGAGGAGGACGAGGCATGAGGATCATCCGGATATTGATACTGGCGGCAATGCTCGCGCTGCCCGTGTCAATGATTACTAGCGAGCAGGCCTACGCGCAGGACGGAGAACCGGAGATAACGGCCCCAGTTCCAGCGGCAGAGGCACCGGCTGAAGCACCGAAACCTACTGAGGCGGCGAAGCCAATCGAAGAGAAGAAGTCCGACGAGACCGCGCCAGCGTCGTCCGCCCCGGAGGTGGCGGTCACTCAGCCCAAGTGGCTGAAGGCGATCGGAATGGCGTGGAAGCCACTACTTGCGATCCTCCTCGCGCTGGCCATAGCAAAAGTGGGAGTATCCGAAGCGGGCAAGGCGTTCATCCGAGCCGGCTTCACCGTCATAGACATGACGTACCTCTCCTACGTGCAGCCCGCCAAGGACCCAGATAACAAGGACGTCGAGTGGAACCCAGCCGAAGCCAGGAAAAGAGCTTGGCAGACGTTCAAGAAGTCAGCCCCGATGCTCATCAAGCTGCTCTACGTTTGGAAGGGCAAAGAGTGGGGTGAAGCCATGATGCACAAGTTCGCCAATATGCGAGCGAAGAAGAACAAGGAGTAGTCCGTGTCCATCATATTGGACCTACTCAAATCCATCATCGGCGCGGTGATCGGCGAATTGTTCGATCAGCTGCGCATGGAGGACACCGTTGAAGACACCAGACCGCTACTTGAGGACTTTGACGTGGATCGTGGTCCTGATGACATGGCTCACCTTGACATCTTCGACGGGGTGCTTGACGAGAACGACGACGGTGTTCGTCCGATCGACCCGTTTACCTGAGGAAGTGAAGGGCTTCGCGCGACTGGCGCAGCAGAGGGCAGACATAACGGTCAAGGGCGTGATGGTGAAACAAGCCGACGTGGGCGGTAGGGTGGTGCTGCTGGACTCCGACCTTGCCGCCCTCGTCAGGATCAAGCTGAGACTGCAGAAGATACTCGCTGATCCCGCGCTGAAGAGCGCGATCAACGCCAAGGGATTGTGACGGAGGGCAGGACATGACCAGGAAGAAAGCCGGTAAGGCGAAGCGCAAAGCCAAGAAGGTGCAGCGCAAGGTGGGGAAAGTCCTCGGGGAGTTCAAACGAGGGACGCTCCGCAGCTCGTCTGGCAAGAAAGTGACGAGTAAGAAGCAGGCCATCGCGATAGGTTTCAGCGAAGCAGGCGCTTCGCGTAAGAAGAAGAAGGGGAAGAAGCGCAAGGCACGGCGCAGGAGGTAGCTATGGCGTCCCACCTCGGACGTAGCACATCACGCAAACCACCCAAGCGGAGGCGCAAGGCCCAGGTACGCAGCAGGAGTCGCGCGAAGAAAAGAAAACGCAGACGCATGCGTCGGTAAAAGTGTACAGGTAATTGCGCTCTACCCCTAGCCCTAGGGGTAAGCCCTACCCCCTCACACCCAGGCGTTCGGGACCTAGCCCCCTACGTACGCAATTACCGTAACAACCACAAGAATAGAAGGAAGCACAACAAAGGAAGCGAGCGCAGGTAAACGGACCGTAAAACTGATTTATTAAGAAGTGTACTTATGGTCTTTTACGTGGTATAATGTAGATCCACGCTTGAGGGAGGGTGGCACAAAACCACCGGGTTCTTCACGCGCACATTACGAAGGACGGAGAGGATCATGGGAATCATGCAAGAGGAAGTAACGAAGACGAAGCTGTTCACGCTCTCGGTTTACGACGAGCGGCACTTCATCCTCCACTTCGCGTCGCTCGACGCGGAGACCTACAACTACGCTCACGGGCTGGTCGCTGGTTTTCCCGAGCGTAGGTATCGCAAGTCCATCAACGCCTGGATCATCCCGTTCACCGAATCAACGTTCGACTACCTCGCCCTCAAGTTCACCGATGAGGAGTACGAGGTGGACTCGGATGCGCGTGTGGTCATCGACTACCACATGCGGACCCGCGAGTCGCTGAGCAAGAAGGAGATGCGCCGTTGGGAGTACGTGTTCGACGGTAAGGTGCCGGAGATCAAGCACGAGCCGAGGACGAAGGCGTACAACCACCAGACTGTGTGCCTCGACGCATGGCACGGATCCGAGTACTTCGGTGTGCTCATGGACACTGGCGTCGGGAAGACTTGGGTCGCGGTGAACGAGGCCTGCTGGTCCGCGAACGAGAAGGTCGCGGCTGGGGGGTCGGCGTATAAATTGTTGATCGCCTGTCCAAAGTCTCTGCGCGGTACGTGGATGGCGCAGCTGAACGAGCACCTGCCCGAAGGCTATCCTTATTGGGTGAAGCGCGTGAGGGGTGGTCGGGTCTACGCAGTTCAGGACTGCATCAACTTCGTCAAGGTCAAGGACTACAAGCTCAAGGTTTTCATCTGCTCGTACGAGCAGGTCAAGAACATGCAGGAAGAACTCATCAAGATGAAGTTCGACCTGTTCGTGCTGGACGAGTCCACCCACATCAAGAACCCCGGTGCCAAGCGCACGAAGGGCTGCAACGAGGTCGGGGACTCGTGCTCGCGAAGGGCGATCATGACCGGCACGCCGGTTGCGAACAACGTCCTCGACCTCTACTCGCAGTTCAGGTTCCTGCAGGACGGGTGCCTCGGCTACGACACCTACAAAGGATTCAAGAACCGTTACGCGGTCGTGTCGCGACTCGAGAGTGGGTGGGAGCAGATCCAGGGTTATCAGAACATCGAGGAGCTCAAGCACCGTATGGCGAAGTGCTCCTTCGTCGTGCGCAAGAAGGACTGCCTCGACCTACCTGAGAAGCAGTACATGCTGCACCCCGTCGAGATGGGACCTCGTCAGCAGTCGATGTACGATCAGATGGCTCAGCACTTCCTCACTACCCTTGAGGAGGACATGAGCACGGTCGTCGGCGAGGGAATGGTGTCGGCAAAGATCATCCTCACGCAGTACCTCCGCCTCTCGCAGATATGCTCGGGCTTCGTCAAGACCGAGGAGGGCGACGAGGTAGGCATCAAGGACGGCGACGTCAAGCTGCAGCTGCTCAAGGAGCTGGTCGAGACGTTCGACCCGAACAACAAGTTCATCGTGTGGTCGCGGTTCACGTGGGAGGTCAACGCCATCACGGACCTGCTCGACGCCATGGGCGTCGGTTGGGGTAGGCTGAAGGGCAAGGACAGCGAGAAGAAGCGGGACGCGGCGATCGAGGGATTCAATCGTGACGACCTCGACGTGAGAGTGATCGTCGGAGACCAGGGTTGCGGGGGATACGGACTCACGCTGCTCGGCACGAAGGACCACCCCAACTCGGACATTATCTACCTGAGCAATGACTTCTCCTCGCTCAAGCGCGGACAGTCGGAGGATCGCGGTCACAGGATCGGGATGCACGGCACCGTCACGTACCACGACATCGCCTGCGAGGATTCGATGGACTACGTGATCGCCAAGAGGTTGCAGAGCAAGAAGGAGATGGGCGACCTGGTGAAGGACTACGAGTCGATACGGAGGCTTCTGCTTGGCCATGCCTAGAAAAATCTACACGCCCAAGAGGCTCGGACACGACTACTCTGACGCGGAGAAGTACGGCGAGATATTCGTCGTGTACGACAAGCACCAGAGCCCGTTCCAGATCCGCACAGCGCGGGAGATCGCGGAGGACTTCCTCAAGCAGCACCCACCGAACGACGGCGATCTGCTGCTGGTGAGTGGCCCCGCGACGCTCAACATAGTATTGGCGAACTGCATCCTGACGAGGATCAGACGGCTCGGCATGCTGATCTTCCACGCGCGGGATCGCATCTACATCGAGAGGGAATACTACAGTGAGTGCGACACCACGACAGGACAAGCGGGATCATAGCGAGGTAGTCGGCAAGCTGCTCGAGCTGGAGCCGAAGATCAACGTCCTCCTTGATGAGGTGGCGTTGTACCTGGAGCGCGCTCCGGCTGAAGCCGTCACCATTGACCTCCAACGCTTAGGCGACCTCGTCCTCGCCATGGACAATATCAAGATCCAGTGTGAGGAGGGCAGGAAGGCGGTCAACAGGATCGCCCATAAAGTGCACGACCACTTCTGTCGCGAGATAGTAGACGCGGAGGAAGTTCCGTACAGACATCCGAATGCAACGTTCACACCACACGTAGACAGCGAGTTCTCGATCAAGAACGCGGACGCTCTGTTCAGCCACTTGCAGATAGCTCAGGGGCTGTCCCAGAAGGAGGCGTACGATCGATTCGTAGAGTTGGCGCAGAAGAAGTCCGAACGCAAGAAGCTGTGCCAGTCCTACCTTGAAGACGGACAACCCCTACCCGATGGGATGAAGGGGTTCAGTTGGGCGAAGGTCATCATCAGAAGGAAAAGGAGAAAAGGAAATGGCGGAGAAGAAGACAGAGGTAGCGAAGACGAGTTCTGAGGTTCAGCTACCGGCCTACGTGGAGGAGGCGGAGGGAACGCTGGAGCACGCTCGCGCGAGCGACTTCATCATCCCGCGACTCCTGCTGATGCAGTCGCTGTCGCCGCAGGTGGTGGACGGCGACGCGAAGTCCGGCGAACTCTACGAGAACGTGGAGGGCGCTCGGTTCGCCGAGTTGCTGGACAAGGACACCTCGGAATCGCTGGACTTCATCCCGTGCTACCACTACCTCGAGTGGTTCGAGTGGGCGGAGAGGAGCTCAGGCAAGGGCATCATCGCCCGCAGCACCGACCCGAAGGGAGTCCTGGCGCAGAGCGTCGCGCGCGGCGAGATGGTGCAGCGCGACGGACGCGACCTGTTCAAGGTGACGGAGTACCACAACTTCGTCAGCCTGTTCCCGGGCTACTCGCTCGAGAAGCCGGTGGTCATCAGCTGCAGCAAGACGCAGATCAAGAAGGCCCGCGCGCTGCTCACGCTGATCCGCTACCGCGGGCCGAAGGTTCCGCTGTACGCGGGCAAGTACACGGTCACGGGCATCAAAGAGCACAAGGCCGACTTCACGTACTGGAACTTCGAGTTCGAGAACGCCGGCTTCGCGGAGGAGGTCGAGTACGCCGCGTCGAAGGCGCTCTTCAAGGTCTGCAAGGAAGCCTACGGTCGGGGCGCCCTGCAGTCGCACGTCGACGAGGACGACGAGCCGAGCCGAGGCAACGAGAAGGACTTCTAGTCTCGAGCGAGGGAGAAGGGTGGTCCTGCTGGTAACGGCGGACAAGGTTGCTCCAACTACCTGAAACACCCCACTCTCCCTAGCACCTGCGAGGCGAGGAAGGCGGACGTGCAGCGTGGAAGGACATGCTACCCCGCTAGGCCCGAGGGTAAAAGTGCAGCCGAGGCCTCTTGAAGGCACAGCTGAAATATCGGGCGAAGAGCACATCCAATAGCCGGTGTCGAATCCGGTCACGTCCGTCTTCCAATATCACGGGGTCTCATGAGAAACTGCGCCATAGGTGGATGCGATCAGCGGCACCCGGACGTGTGCCCGAGCTGCACGCACTGGAATCCGTCTACCGGAAGCCGCTACTACTTCTGCGCGAGGTATCAGGCCTCGAGGGCCACGTGCGATCTACCGCACGAAGCCTGCGCGACCTGCGACTACTTCGAGGGCGATCTGTCCCGCACCATGGGGCCAGGTCGTCCGAACATGAGCGGCATCGATTGGAACGACCCAGAGCACGTCCGCAAGTACTACCGCGAGAAGATGCGCAGACGTCGAGCCAACGCGAAGCTGGCGGAGGGATTCGAGGTATGAGCGAGTTCATGCTGATCGACGGTTCGCTCATGGCCTACCGCTACTACGAAGCGATGCCGGACCTGTCGAACAGTTCAGGTACGCCGACGAACGTGGAGTACGGGATGCTCCGCGGTCTCGAATCCCTGGAGCGGAAGTACCCCGACGCGCAGCTCGTGCTGGTGTGGGATTCTCCCAAGGCCAAGAGCGAGAAGCAGAAGATCGACCCGCTGTACAAGGCGAACCGCTCGCCCGGCGGCAAGCGCGGTCTGTGGTCGCGGCTGGAGAGGTTGAAGGAGCGCGTGATCCGGCACAGGTGGGCTAACGCGAAGCTGGACGGGATTGAGGCCGACGAAGTAATGTACAGCATCGCACGCCACCTTGCACCGGCCTACCCACACGAGACCAACATCCCTTCCAAGAACCTAGTGCTCCTGTACACGAACGACGAGGATCTGCTGCAGACGATCACCGACAATATCATAGTGCTCAAGTCCCACCAGTCCAAGATATTCGAGTGGGACGGGGAGAAGGTAGTGGAGAAGTTCGGCGTCCACCCACACCAGCTCCCGCTACTCCGCGCGGCACTCGGTGACAAGTCCGACAACCTGCCTGGATGCGGATGCCTCGGCCGGCCGAAACTCGCGCAGGCCGTACGCGAGGCGTTCAAGGTCGCCTTCGAATCACGTCAAGTTTCAGCTGGTCCTGCCGACCTCGTCAAGAACATCGCGGAGAACCACGTCACGTGGTTCGGCCCTAAGACCAGGGTCAAGTGGGACGGCTTCGTGGCTAGCGGCCAGCTCCACCGCAACTTCGAGCTGATGCAGATCAGGCTCAACCCCGACGTCGAGACCGAGCGGGAGTTCTACCGCAGCAACCACGTGCGGAAGGTGACCATGCTCTGGGTGGAACCCACGCTGGAGGTCGAGCCGGTGGCGGAGGCCCTGGCCGAGTGGGAGATCAAGTCGCTGCGGATGTGCAAGGAAGTGTTCGCGAAGGCGGAGGACGACGAGGAGTTCTAGTGGCTGACGTCAACGAGACCCTGGCCTGGCTCGAGCAGTTTGACGTGCACGGCGAGTCGATAGGTGAGGACGAGTTCAAGACCCTGTGTCCGTTCCACGAGGACACGGAGCCGTCTTGCTCGATCAACCTAGACAAGCGTGTATTCAAGTGCTACGCGTGCGGAGCACAGGGCGACATCTTCAAATTCCTGGCTGGGAAGATCGGCAAGTCTAAGTCGGCCGTCCAGAAGCTGCTCAAGATTCAGAGTGCGGCAGGCGACCTCGACACCATCTCGCCTGACCTGATCCTCAAGTGGCACCGCGATCTGCGGGCGTCGAAGAAGTGGCTGAACGTCCTGAAGGGCAAGGGCATCGAACCGCAGACGGTGGACGACTACCTGCTAGGGATCGACGGTAAGCGCATCACCATCCCGGTGAAGAACAGAGCCGGCGACTTCGTCAATGTCCGCAAGTACAAACCCAACGCTGTCGCGACAGACAAGAAGACGATCAACCTCAAGGGGTACGGCAACGCGATGCTGTACCCTATGGAGGCTCTGGGCTTCGACGAGATCTTCGTAACGGAGGGCGAGTGCAAGGCTCTCCTGCTGAACCAGCTCGGGTTCCCGGCTGTGTCTCCGACTGGTGGAGCTGACACGTGGTCCGAGTCCTGGAACCTGCACTTCGCCGACAAGCGCGTGGTGGTGATCTACGACATAGACGACGCCGGCAGAGCCGGCGCGAACCGAGTGGCCAAGAACGTCTACCCCGTCGCCACCGACGTCCGGGTGGTCAGACTTCCCATGTCGCGCAAGGAGTACCGCAAGGGTGACATAACGGACTTCGTCGTGGCGCTTGGCCACGGCGCCGAGGAGATCCGCAGGCTGGTCGAGAACTCCGAGCCGTGGTCTCCTTCCATCTTCTTCGACGAGGGGGAGGTCGAAGACGAGAAGGTTCACACGATGCACCTGGCGAAGTCCTCGTCGGCCAAGTACTCCGGCAAACTGGTCGAGAGCGAGGTGGTCGTAAGCGCGAAGGACGTCGCTCCGTACATCGTGCCGAAGAAGTTCGAGGTCAAGTGCACGAAGGACAAGGAGATCTGCACGATCTGCCCCATCTTCAATTCCAAGGACGAGGGCACGGTCACGATAGACAACAAGCACCCGGTGCTGCTCGAGATGCTGAACATCCACAAGGACAAGCTGGCCCGCGTACTCCAACGGGCGGCGAGCATCCCGAAGCAGTGCGACGTCTGCCGATTCAAGATCATCGAGACGGTGAACATCGAGGAGCTCCGCCTGGTGCCCCAGCTCGGTATCAGCACGACCGAGGAGGAGCACGTCGCGAAGCGCGCATTCTACGTCGGCTACGGGATAGAGACGAACAGCCCGTACGTCATCAGGGCCAGGGTAGTCCCGGAGCCGAACACGCAGTACGCGACGATGATCGTCTACGAGGCCGAGGCCGCGCAGGATTCGCTGAGCACGTTCAAGCTCACGGAGAAGATGGCCAGGAGGCTGATGAAGTTCCAGCCGGACGCCTGGACCGAGGCCAGCGTGGATCAGAGACTCGACGAGATCTACGAGGACCTGGAGGCCAACGTCACCAGGATCTACCAGCGCCGGGACATGCACCTGCTAGTGGACCTGGTCTACCACTCCGTGCTCTACATCCCATTCCAGGGGAAGAACGTGAAGGGGTGGGTCGAGGGCATCATCCTAGGCGACTCGGGCCAGGGCAAGTCGGAGACCGCGTCGCTGATGCGGAACCACTACAGCCTCGGCGAGAAGTTCGACACGAAGGGGGCGACCGCGGCCGGTCTCCTGGGCGGAGCGATGGAGACGGCCAAGAGGTGGTTCATCACGTGGGGGATCATCCCGCTGAACGACAGGCGCCTCGTGATACTCGAGGAGATCAAGGGGATGAACCCCGAGGTCATCGCCAAGCTCACGGACATGCGGTCGTCGGGCGTCGCGGAGATCGTCAAGATCGAGAGGGCGAAGACCAACGCCAGGTGCAGGCTGCTCTGGATCAGCAACCCCCGCGCGGACAAGCAGATCATGTCGTACAACTTCGGGGTGGGGGCGATCAAGGAACTGATCGGCTCGCTCGAGGACATACGCCGATTCGACATCGCGATCCTCGTCGCGTCCGGCGAGGTCGACAAGAAGTGGCTCAACGTGTCGGACAAAGACCGTCCGAAGATCAAGGCCACCTACGACCAGGAGTTGTGCCGCTCGCTCGTGCTGTGGGCCTGGTCGATGGATCCGAAGTCGGTTAGGATAGACGACGACGCGCAGGCTCAGCTGCTCAAGTACGCCGGCGAGATGGGCGACAAGTACTCGTCGCAGATACCGCTAGTGGAGACGGCCGACCACCGGCTGAAGCTGCTCCGCCTGTCGGCGTCCCTCGCCGCACGGACGTTCTCAACCGATAACGGAGGGAGCAGCCTGACCGTGCGCAAGTGCCACGTCGACTACATCGCGAATTTCATGGACAAGCTCTACTCCTCCGCTGTGTTCGGCTACAACACGTTCAGCGACCTGCTACGGGGCGAGGACTCGCTGCACGACGAGAAGGAGATAATCAACGAGCTGTCCGCCATCCCCCACGCGAAGGACACGGTGAGATCGCTCCTCGAGAGCAAGGGCATCACGGTCTTCGACATAGCGGACCTGACCGGGATGGACATGGACAAGTGCCGGGAGCTGATCGGGTTCCTGGTGCGGAAGAACGCGCTGAAGAAGGGCAGGCGGGCGTACGTGAAGTCGCCGGCGTTCATCGCCCTGCTCAAGCGACTCCAGCTCGGCGACGAGTTGGAGAACAGGACGGCGGCAGACATCACTGGCGAGGAGGAGTTCTGATGATGGTCGTTCCCACCGATGTGTACCTGGAGCAGGTCAAGATCCAGGTCAGGACCAAGGGCCGGTACCCGACCGACAAGCACGAGGACCACAAGGACCGCTGCCTCCAGCTCGCGGCCGAGGTGTTCGAGGTGCTGGAGCTGGCCGAGTGGAAGCCGCACCGCCACGACCGGACCAAACCCATCGACAGGGAGAAGCTGAAGGACGAGCTGGTGGACGTCTACAAGTTCTGGCTGAACCTCCTCATCATCCACGGCATCGGACCGCAGGAGTTCGAGGACGCCTACAACAAGAAGCACGGGATCGTGCTGGACAGACTACGACAGGAGGGGTTATGACACAGGATGACAGGGCCGACAAGTTCGACATCGCCGACGAGAGGGTGAGGGTGGATCTGCTGCCGTCCCACCCGCTGGTCGAGATCGCGAAGGTGCTCACCCACGGCGCCGGGAAGTACGGGGCGGACAACTGGCGACGGGGCCTGGAGTGGAGGAGGTACTACGGCGCGGTGATGCGTCACATGCTCGCGTGGGAGGGAGGCGAGGACCTGGACCCGGACAGCGGACTGTCCCACCTCGCGTGCGCGGGATGCAACGTCCTCTTCCTGATCGAGATGGCCAGGACGCGACCGGACCTGGACGACAGGTTCAAGTACAAGGCCGAGCTGATCGGCGACTCCGACGTCAAAGTTCGCTACCTGCCGCGCAGTCCGCTTCAGACGGGAGGCATCGCGCATGGCGCGGACCCTGATACAGACAGCTGAGCAGCTCCCGCGGTTCGATCCGAAGGAGCCGCTGTTCGTCGACCTGGAGACCACCTCCTTCGACGACGGCGAGCCGGCGTTCCAACCGTTCAAAGGTCACAGGGCGGCGGGCTACGCGATCTGCACGGCGGACGGGAGGGACGCCTGGTACCTCCCGCTCCGCCACCACGGGTCGGACGTGGCCGAGAAGGTCAACCACAACTTCGATCTGAAGCAGGCGCAGTCCTGGCTCCAGGGCGTGATCGGCTCCGGCCGGGACATCCACAACCACAACATCAAGTTCGACGGGCGCTTCTGGCACTTCGACGGGTGCGAGGCGAAGGGCAGGCTGGTGGACACGCTGGTGCTCGCCCGCCTGGTCGACAACGACCGGGTGGCGTACGGCCTGAACGCGCTGACCGGATCCAAGACCGACGAGGACATCAAGGCCTACCTGAAGTCCATCAAGTCCAAGGACTACGGTCGCGTGCCGATAGACCTCATGGCCAGGTACGCGATGAACGACGTGGTCATCACGCAGAAGCTCGAGGTCGAGCTGCTGAAGAAGCTCCGGCCGGAGACCGCCCCCGTGTGGGACGTCGAGCAGAGGCTCACCAGCCAGCTGCTCAAGTGGGAGATACACGGGATACGGGTTAACAAGAGGCGGCTGGCTAAGGCATGGAGGGTCAGGCTGGAGCAGGCCATAGGCCTGGAGGAGCAGGTCCACGAGGCAGCGGGCGTGGTGTTCGACGTGAACTCCGACAAGGACGTCACGCGGGTGATGATAGGGAAGCTCGGCATCGAGCCGGTCGCCTGGACCAAGTCCAAGAACCCGCAGTGGAACAAGGAGGCGCTGGCGATGATCCACCATCCCATCGCGCGCCTGCTGGCGGAGTGCAGGAGGGAGTACCACTTCTGCTCGCTCTTCTGCGAGGGCTGGCTGAAGAGGATCGGCGACGACGGGAGGATGCACGCCAACTTCAACCTGGGTGGCACGAGGACGGGGCGCCTGTCGTCCAGCGACCCTAACCTGCAGAACTCCAACGACGACGCGAAGCAGAACATCGACGCGGACGAGGACTGTGACATAGTATCCAGCGACTTCTCGCAGATCGAGTACAGACTCTTCGGCCACTACGCCGGGGACAGGGAGATCATCGCGGCGTACGCCGCGAACCCCAATCAGGATTACCACCAGGCCCTCGCCGACATGCTCGGCATCTCGAGGCAGGTGGCGAAGACCATGAACTTCGCGTTCATCTACGGGATGGGAAAGCGCAAGCTGCTGAGGAAGCTGTCGGTGATGATGGCCCACGAGTCAGAGGACTCCGCGATGATCGCGAGGCTGACGTCGTTCCTGCCGAACTACGACGGGCACGAACTGCAGGAGGCGGACTACGACAAGATCGCGTCGAACGTCTTCGACACCTACCACAGGAAGATGCCCGCGGTCCGCAAGCTGACGCGCCGGGTGAAGGACAAGGTCGAGGTCCACGGCTACCTCCGTAATTGGAGGGGGCGGATCTACAGGTTCCCGGATCCGCAGTACAGCTACAAGGCGCCGAACTACCTGATCCAGGGATCGGCCGCGGACATCTTCAAGGAGAGGCTGCTCGCCGTCCTCGAGCAGTTCCCCTACGCCCGCCTCGTGACGAACGTCCACGACGACTGCGTGTTCTCCGTGCCGAAGGACATGACGGAGGAGTTCGTCCGCGAACACCGCAAGGTGCTCGTCGACGTTCAGCCGGTTGAGGGGACGAAGCCGCTCCGAGTTCCGATGGTCGTCGAGACGAAAGTCAGCAGCAGGGTGTGGGGACAAGCGGTGAAGGTCGGCGACGACGGAGACGTGGCCAAGGCCCTCGCGGAAAGTGAGTTCGGGCACGCGGCGTGAGGCTTGGCGCAGTACCTATACCGCACTGGTGTATCTCCTCGCGGGACATGCCCAGAGGGGACCTGGGGAAGCGGTCAGAATGGTCATCCGGAGTCCGTAGGATAGCCGCCACCGAGATCCGCCAGTCTCGGGGTAGGATTACAAGCCCGGGGGCCAAAGGGCCAAATCTGAGGGGCAGGGGCTAGTTAGGACGCGTCCTAAAGTTTTTCAAGTTTCTCAGGTTTTCTAGTGTACAACGCGAGAGGTGCGGTGTATATTGATACAGGTGAATGACATGAACGAACACAACACGACACTACGAGGAAAACGAACCATGCGAACTGAAGAACGCAAGCTCTGCGAAAAACTCTTCCACGTCAAAGTCATCCGCTTCAGTGGAAGCTACCGCGTCGCGGTGTTCGACTTCAGCTACAATCAGACACTCGAGGGAACGTCGATGAGCCAAGGCTCACGCCGTTCGAAGTACATCAACGACCTTCCCTTCGCATCGAGAGACGAAGCACAGAAGCTCGCGAACGCATACGCATCAAGCGCGTCCTACGAGACGAAGAGCTTCCGTCATTGGAAGCACAAAAACTTTCAGATTTAATTGTACATCCGCGGATTCGCGGTGTATGATAGTAAGAGTGAAACGCACGACGACACTACGGAGGACACGGGACATGCGAACAAAGAGAATCATCAACGTCAAACAACAGCCGAACGGATCGACGCCTGAAACCAATGGGCCGTTCGTGTATCTCGTCAAGAAGTTGACGAATGTCACGACGCCACACATCGGCAAGGCGACCACTCAGCGACAAGTCTTGGAGCTCATCAACAGAGGCATCACGGTCAACGTGGCTTAAGGTACGGCGCGAGCGTCGCGTCGACATCACGAAGTAGGCACGAAGAACGGAGGGCACGGGTATGGGAAACACGGAGGTGGTGGCGAGGCTTCGCGGACTCCTCGTCAAGGTCAAGGACGCGGTCGCCGAGGGGGACGACATGAACAAGGACATCGACCTCCACGCCGCGGTCCTCGACGCCTCGGACATCGAGTTCGACGAGATCCGCGAAGAGCTCTCGGAAGTCGAGAGCAACCTCGAGCAGATCATCGAGGACGTCGACGGCGACTGATCGCCCGTCGGCAAACGCT